GGTATTAGGATGCTTTAACATAACTTCTACTGTATCAGAAGTCGGTTTCAGATTCATTAAATCCATTTCGAGTTCCTTTCGAGTTATCGGGTTATTGAAATGAGGGAAGCAGCACCCGACAACCACTTCCCTCGCCCTAGCTAGGGATTACTTACGCTCCTGATTTGAGTATTTTCAAGATTGTATTTGTGTCTGTTGCAGAGGCCGATAAGTCTGAAGTGTCACGAAGAGCAACAAAAGACATATTCACGATACGTGAAGTTGGTCCGTCTACACCCACATCAGCAGAGTTAACTTTGATACGTGGGAATAAGAATGTTAGTGTGTTTGTACCGTCACCAACTGATACTTCAAGTGAAGACTCTGTCTCGTTCAAGAAGCGGTTAAGTAGTGTAGCATCTTCAAAGTATGCAGATACTGTACCTTCTACGTTGATCATGCCAAACTCTAGAGCAGACGCTGTACTTTCACCGATAACCAATGTTGGAGCAAAGTTGTTAGTGATAGTAAAATCAACAGCAGTGATCAATGTCAAAGCTGAACCTAGAGAACCTACGTTACCTAGTTTGATGTCACCTGAGTAAGCATCGAAAGGTGCGTTACCATCAGAAGCAGTTTGTGTCTTCTGTGTAGCAGATACTGACATGTCTTTACCCACAATACCGAAGGTTGTTGAAACCATCTGGTTTGGAGCCATAGAAACTGACATTGTATTAACAGTACAGCCACTAAACAAACGAGCTTGGTCGATGTCTGCAGCATAATCTTCTAGCGAGAAGAACTGTGGTGTTGTACCTGCGATAGCTGCGTTAGTAACAGTTGTAGAACCGTCACCTGCAGTAAAGCCTGTATCAAAGTCGTTGTCTGACATTAGAGCAGCTTGTGTAAGTAGATCAAATTCAGCATGACGAAGGTCAGCTACGATGTCTCCCCCTACAACTCTGTTACCGTGACGGTCAACTCGTGGCTGACGGTCTGATTGAATATCTGTACCTGCAACACGATCCTTAGATAAGTTTAAGGAATGCGTGGTGAAAGGTAAGTTTTGGAAGTTTCCTGCAGGTGTTGTACCGAAAGTACTCTCTGCTAAGAAAGATAGTGTGGAACGTGAACCCTGTGCGAAGGCCATTTATATTCTCCTATTTAAATATGTACCAGCCAATATTAACTGGAACGATGTACCAAGGGGTATCTAATAGACCTACAGAGCGTTCTGCATAATCTATAGATACCAGTAAAGTTTCTGAACCTGTGTTATAACTAATGTCTGTAGCTGCTTCAAAAGCTTCTATCACAGTGTTTGCTAAGTCATCAGCAGTGTTTGGTCCAGTACCTTCGGCAGCATGACAAAGAACCCTAAATAGTCCTTGGTATCTTTGCTGAGGGCCTGTACCCATTACGGAAGGTCTACGAATTGTCGGGGTAAAAACTGGTCGTAAAAAGCTAGTACCAGTTGTAGGGCTGAAAGCTACATTTTCGTAGGCAACATCAGCTATATTTTCAGTGTCAAGTTTTGTTTCTAACGCTCGACGTATATGATGATAGATAGAAGCCATTATGTTAACACATTCCTTAACTGATCAAATATGCCGTGTCTAAGTTCAACATATTTTGCATGGGGTGCATTATTTACTATAGTAGCCCCATCTAAGGGATCTATGGTTTCTAAGCTAGATCTAAGTCTAGTTTCCATCTCATTAAGAACTAAGTCAGCGGCAACTCCTCTTTCTTTTCTGCGAGAGGTTTCTCCGCTCCCTGATCTATCCCCTCTTGTGTTGAGGTGCATAGAGTTAGCATAAGCTCCTGTATCTACAGGTACACTTAAACTTAAGAAATCTATACTTTGATCTAGCGCTTTGTATATACGATTTCTTGCAGCTTGCTCAAGTCTTTTGCTTTTCTTTGCGATACGAGCTTTTTTTACTGTAACCTGCATTATTCCCTCACGTCACAGATATAACAAATAGCTTGACCTGCAGAATACATTGTAAGCACGTTAATGATATTTACTGGATCACCATTACCTACGATTAAATCTTCTGTATCAGGACTTACGGCTAACCCTAGAGCGGAAATAAGACATTTTCTCATACCACGCTCTACGTTATTTAAGTCAGATACACCTAGTTCATAGTTATAGAAGTATGCAGTCATAGCGTAATCGGTGGTAGTGGTACTTCCTACTGTACTAGTAGCAGGGTCGTAGTCACCATAAGCTTTCTTACGTAGTGTAAGAGTCTCTCCATGCTCTTCTACGAGCTTTAAGAGGTCGTATGCTCTGAAGCCCATTAGTCATAATCCCGAATGTACTGACTATCATTAGGTGGGTTGTCAAACTGTCCTTTAGAGAAAGCAGCAGAGGGTCGATCAGTAAGAGCCTGAGCTGCATCTATTGCAGCCTTAGAAATACCACCTGCTTTTAAACTTGAGGATGTCATTGAATACTTTTGACCTTGCTCACGAAGATCATCAGACAGGGCTTTATACTGTTTAGCTAAGTCGCTATACTCTGCCGATAAAGCCCCATCTAGTTTTGTTGTAACTCTTCTGGCAAACTGTGCAGATATAGTTCTGGCTGACCAAGAAGCAGCAAAGTAGACGTTATCATTAGCTTGGGACAAGGCAAAAGTAATCTCTTCGTTCTTAATGAGCTGATCGTTAGTGTCAGTGTCACCTATTAGAAGTCTTACCACATTTAATCGACCTGCAGCCGTAGTAGTAACTAGATTAGTTTCGTCATATGTCCAAGCCATTATTCAGCCTCTAAGTGTCCGTAGTTCCTTCGCCAGGAGCGAATCAAACCTGCTTGTTTATCTTTTACCTTAGAGATTCGACATCTCTTGCGGTCATACTCTGAGTTACTTGAAGTCTTAGCTTTAACCTTTTCGTTTATAGTCTTGACTAAGATGTTTAACTGTTCTCCAGTCATTTCATCTAAGCCGTCTCCTACGGAAGGTTTAGCTACTTCTTCCAACTCTTCGTTATGATGTAGATGGTGCTCATTATACAAACGCTCAATGTTTGCTTTAGGTAGACCTCGCTCCTTCCAAGGAACGAGATCACCTTTTGCATAACGCTTACCATTCATCAGCAATCCCTGTGGATTTCTAACGAAGATTGGCTTATCAAATTGAAATGGTGGTCGGGTCATTCACCTACTCCTTATGACAAGATTGTGTTGAAGAATACGCCTAGATCAGCACCTACAACCTTTTGGTCGTAAGCCATATTTGCTTCTAGGAGTTCTGCAACACCTTCTACACGTAGGAAATCGCCAGTATATGAACGAATGTCAATACCGTAACCAGATGCGTTATCTAGTTCATTCCATGTGAAGTTGTAACCTGCTGATGGAACCATCAATCCTGCAGATGCAGGAGCGTAGTACAATGCAGCTTTCTTAGTTGCTACAAAGTCTAATGATTCAGCTATACCTTCTGCAGAAGAGTTTTCGATTGCGTCTACGATGTAGTATTCAGCAACCTCAAAGATTTCTGCTAGTTTAGCTTGTGTTACCAAAGCAGTGTTGGTTACAGTTGCGCCACCGTTGATACGTGCAAGTACGTCTGGGTGGTTGACTAATGTATCGTGAACGTCACGAGTTACAACCATTTTGTTTGGCTTGAAGCCACCAGATGCTTTTTGCATTGCTCTTCGAGCAGCAGTTACGTCAACGATTGGAGTTGAGTTTGTGTAATCGTCCCACTGTGTAACCTCTGAAGCAAGGTTATTGTCAGCATTAGCAACACCATCGTACTCTGTAGTCCAGATATTTGTACCAAAGAATGTTGACATCCAACGGCTTTCACGATCAATCAAGAGATTGTGTGTTAGCATCTCTGATGCACCTCTTCGGATGTCCAAAGCTGTGTCAGCGTTAGCTAGTGTTTCGAAGTCAAAGTCTGTTGACAATGAACGAACTTCAGCAGTGTAAGTAGCTGTTGAGAGGCTCATACCGATTCTTTGTGAACGTGTACGAGGCGCACGAGCAGTTACTTCATTGCGAAAGAAGTTCTCGCGGTCGTAGATGTAGTACTTGTTAGTCTTCTTGTCTACAGCTACGTTTGGGAAAACCTTATCAGCGATAAAGTTATTTTGGTCTTGTAGGTACGCTACCGTTAAGTTTGTAAGCGGCTGATCTATATGTACCTGAGATGCGGTTAACATAGGCATTGTTGTTATTCCTTCTTATCTACAGGTTACGCAGCAGCGTTACCACCTTGGATTAATTCGATTGCGATAACTTGACCGTCAACCCCTGCCTCCAAAGCGTAACCCATTACAATATTTCCTGTGGAAGCAGTTACAGCGTCCCCAGAGGCGTCAGTAGCTACAGATGCTCCTGCTGCAATGGTTCCACCTGCAGTAACTACAGTTTTACCACCTACAACAACAGTTGCTTCACTACCAGATGCAGGGTCATTTATAACTACACCCATGCAGTTTTCACCTGCGGAGTCAGCTAGGTCAACTTGACCATCTGATTCCAATGTTACGAATTTAAATTGAGAAGAAGATAGATCCTCTCCTGCAATGAATGTACGTGTATCACGAGATTCTTGTACAGCCATAATTACTCATCCTTTTCATAAGTTTTAGCAATAAGGGCTTTACCCTCTGCTGTTTTAGAGATGGCATCAAAAGCAGTGTATTTGTTGACACCATGCTCTGCAGCATGAGCCTCTACCATCTTATCCAATTTAGTTTGTGGGTCTAGCATATCAGCATCAACTGATTTCTCACCGACCTCATCCATAGCAGCAGCAAAAGCAGCATCAGCTCCTTTAAGTGCTTCTAGGACTTTTTCGTCACCCTTAACAACGTCAAGTAGTTGCATAGCAACTTCAACGTCAAAGTGAGGCAATTCAGCTTCAGCAGATTTACGTAGTTCAGACTGACGCTTTTCTACTGCAGCTTCTTCAAGAGCTTTCAAGACAGGAGCAGGGATATCTGATTTAACAACCATCTCTCCACTTACTTCGATTGTCTCTACTTCTTCTTTCTTTGCTATTTCATCAGCTTTAATTACAAAGCCATTTTCAATAAGAGCCTTACGAAGTTTTTCGTTGTCAGCTTTTAGTGCTTCGACTTCAACCTCTAGGCTCAGATCTACTTCTTCTTCATCGGACTTTTTCATGTCCATGTGATAGGCTTTCATAGCCTCTTGCTCAGACATACCTTTATCCATGTATGGCTTGAGTTTTGCTTTCATGTCATCAGACATCTTTTCGACTGTTTCTGTCATGTTATCCTCTTCGGAATTGTCACGCTTGTACAGAGCAACCTTGGCAGATGCATTAGCAGGGCGATCCACCAAAGATAATTCGTCAAGCTCTAATTGCTTAAGAAGGTTCATCTATCTTCTCCTTAATCGCACGACCGCCAATGCTGAAGGCCGCAAGTTCACCAGATTTGACCATCTTCCAGACTTCTTCATCATAGACTTTATAAGCTACGACCCATCCTTCTCGGTCACTCTGAATGCCAAGGCTGTCCCCAATCTCTTTGGTGATTGGTAGGGAATGAATAACCATTCCTGTCTGTTCGCCTGTGTGCATTGTTTTACCAACACGTACATTTTCCATGAAATCATTCACGGCTTTAACTAACGTGTCTGGTTCGATTACGTCACCCTGACGGTCAACTACTCGTTCACCTTTCTCAGTAATGACGGAAGCCCATCCGTAGACTATACGCTGTTCATCGTCAGTCTTTAGGATTTGGCCTTCGATATCCTTTGTTAAATCACTCACTGATCTACCCTTCTCCCACATACGGCAAGACCAATAACGAGCAGAGGTCTTATCTGATGCGGTATCGCAAGAATGTCTGCTGCGGAAATTGGCACGAGCCTTTGGGTCATCTCGACGGATTTCCATATTAGGATCACCAAAAGTAACTTTCTTGGTTTTGTCTCCGTCCTTTACGTAAACTCCAAACTTCTTGCTTGATCCTGCAGGAAGTCTGAAGGGTTTATTTAGGGGCTTATCTGCTTTATCAATCTGGTCCTGTGTTGGTAGATCGCCTCCATCCCATACTTGTGACTTCCTTGTACTAAGAGGATGTTTAGAAGGTAGGAGATCAGTATCATGCTTACCACTACGGAAGCGACCTGTACGGATGGTACGTAGGAAATTGTTGACACGAGCCATTGCCCACTGTTCGGGAGATGAGACGTTAGGACGAACCGATCCAGGATTTGTCTTATATGCGCCTACACCTCTGTTATAAACCTGTCTTAGCATAGAGGTAGTTACTTTACCTTTGCTACCATGTTTTTCATTGTGTTCTTTTACTTTAGAAGCTAAGGTACTAGTCTCTACTTTAGTTACCTCTTGGATAACTGCAGAAAGAATACGAGCTAGTAAGTCACCTTCTTCTTTTTCATCTTCTTGCGGTATCTCTTTAATACCTGCGAGATCTTTATGATAATTAAGGTATTCTTCATGCGTTTTTGCAGGCATGTAATAAACATTAGCACCAACTTCATGAGTATGAATGTCACCGTCAAAACCTAACATAAAAGATCTACTACGAGCTTCCGCAGGGCTAGTAAAAATATCATCATCCATTTGACGCTTCTTAACTGCAGCCCAAGCTGATTGAAAAGCTCTCTGTTCGTTTTTTGTATCTTCTAACACTGAATTAAACACTCTTCTAAATTGTGTATGTTTGTCTTCTGGGACTGTTTGTCTTACTGCCTTTGGAAGGTCTGCGTTTCTAGAATATGGCATTATAAAACCTTGGCTATATAACCTTTGAAAATACCAAACGCTACAACATTGTTTGTCTCTGTCTCACATCGAACACGAATGTCAGCGTTCTTTGGAACAATGATAGGTGGATCTAGAGAAATATCGGATGCTCCACCTGTAGAAGAAGCTGTAAAGCAACCTGCCTGTCGGAACACTTTACCTGACTCTCGTATTTCTACATAAAAGTCTACAGCACCTGCTTGCTTAGCACTGACTGCCCCATAGAAACCAGTTAAGATAAAGTAGTCATTCTTGCTAAAGGTTGTTGCAGCTTTGAGTGACTGTTGAAATCCTGCAGGTATATCAATGTGTATCTTTGTTGCGTCTGTAGGAACACCACTAGAGATGGCTGCATTTTCATAAACTACAACACGACCTACAAGTTCTGTACTATCACTGTTGTATATACGAGATACACGAGCTAAGTCTGTTGTTAATCCTACTGCATTCTGACCATCTAGAGTGGCTGTCTGAACAACAAAGGTAAACTCTCCATTGTCTACGGTGTGACCTTCAATCGTTATCTGTTGTGTGTCAGACGCAGAAGAAGATGAGATAAATGCAATGTCATTATCTGTAACGTAGACTTCATCACCACCAATCGTCCAGACTGTCTCTAATGCGATTGTACCTAACTCTGCAGATCTACCAAACTTAACCAGAGACTTAGCTTTGCGGTCAATAGAAACTTTGTCACCGTAAATCTGTTGGATTTCACGCTCACCCTGTACAAGTCTTGCATCGGGTACTTCGTATGCTCTGCGTGTCCAACCACCAATCATTTGTTCTATTTCCTGTGTTTCTTGGGCAAGTGTAGGGTCGGTAGTTGCTTCTACATCTGGGAAGAGAGTTTCTACTGAGTCTGGATCTAGACTATGATCTTGTGTGAGATTTGCAGCTTCTAAGTTTGGAGTACCTGTTATGAAAGATACAGGACTTAAACTTTGTGTTATAGTTACACTTGTTGTTCCTACTTCTGGATCACCAGATACGAAACTCGTAGTGTTAAAGCTATGGTCTTGAGTTAAGGTGGCTGTCTGGGGGGTTGGAGTGCCACTGGTAAAACTCGTTACATTGAAGCTGTGATCTTGTGTAAGATCAACATCAGCAATCGAAGGACTTCCACTTTCTAATGCTACAGTGGAAAATGTCTCATCTTCTGCCATCGTCAGGTCAGAGACTACAGAGTTTCCTGTAGTAATATCTGACGCTGTTAGATCATGGTCTTGAGTTAATGTGGACTGATTAACTTCTGGCGTACTTGCTGCTAAAGCTGTAGCCGTTAGACTATGATCTTGGCTTACTGTGCTTTGGTTAACCTCAGGAGTTCCTGATGTAAACGCAGTAGCTGTAAGACTGTGATCCTGCGTGAGGTCTGTCTGATTGACCTCTGATGCCCCAGTAGAAAATGACGTAGCTGTTAAGCTGTGGTCTTCAGTAAGCGTTGCGTTTGCTACTGAGGGTGGCTGCGTGACAAGATTACTTGCCGTTAGCTCTATGTTGACTACGCCCCCATCATCACCTAAAGCACTAGAGGCTAATGGGGAAAAGCCTACCATTTATTTACCTTTGTTTATCCTAACGCCTGACCTGCCGTAAATCCGTACCAGTTAGTACCACCGTCTCTTGTGTAGAACACAAACACATCTTTAGCTGATGCGGTTGCTGTGAGGGTTGGAGCTGTGGCTGAAGGCCAATCAACAGCGGCAGGCCATGTAACACTAAAGCCGCTTGCTGATGCATCTTGTATAATCTCTATGCTAAAGCTAAATGCTGTGCCAGACGCAGGGGGATTGCTAAATGTAAACGTGGTGTTCTCAGTCAGTGTGTGACTAAATGCGTTACCTGCTTCACAGTCCACCGTTGTAGCGTTAGAGCTTGATGTAACGGCTGCGTAGGTTTCGTTGTAGCTATCAACGATTAACTCGCCAGTAATATCTACATCACCTGTATAAGTAGGGCTAACTACCTCACTTGCTTTTGCAAGGGGAATACCACCTGCTGTAGATCCATCGTGAACAACGGCAGTATCCTTTGTGGTATCTACTGTGATCTCACCTACAGCACCTGTAAAGCTATTGTGTTCTGTAGTTGTACCTCTACGGAATTGGACTTGTTTTGCCATTATGCTAATGCTCCGTAGTCATCTACTGAACCTGCTGTTCCTGTAATAAGTCCGTAGTCTTCGTCTAGTGCTAAATCTTCTGAGGTGGCTGTAACAAAGACAACTGCTGATCCGCTTAAGTTTATAGCTGAACCTGAGTTGTTACTTTCACTTACTGACCTCTGTAGGGTGTTAGAAGTTGATGAGGTAGTAATATCTAAAAAGACATCAAAGTCACCGATTGTAGAACCGTAACGAGCTTCGTAGAAAGTTAGTGTGCCTGAGGTTAAGGTAATCTCAGGACTTCTTAACCAGTAGTAAAAACCGTTAGTTGATCCAGAGGTTTCTGTGTACAAGTAAAAGCTAGTGTTATCACCACCTGTTGTAAGACCTGTACCACTAGAACTTGTGCCACCTGAGTCTCTAAGCCATCGTGTTCCAGATGTTCCTGTGGTAACTGCTGACCAAGAGACAGAGGTGTAAGTACTTTGAGAAGATGTACTTGTCTGCCAACCAGTTAAATCGCCAGTAGTCTCAAATGTATAAGTAGAACCGTTTACATTGATTTCATCAAGCTGTAGGTCAGCACGATATGTTGTACCACTTGCTGCAGTTTGGTGGGCAAAAATAAGTCTTACAGTACAACCTACAAAATTTGATAAATCTACTGTCCTTTGTGTCCAAGAACTATTCTGCCCTGACACACTGAATAAACTGGAAGTTAGACCTAAAGAAAAGAGAGGCGCACCTGCGCCATAAGAGCCACTCCCAATTTCCCAGTTATCCCCATCTTCTATAACGTATCTAACTATATCACCATCTGATACACCTGCGGAAGTAAAACTCTGGTATCCTGTTTCAGCAGAATCTAGAGCTATCGTCCCTGTCCCAGTTGTGCTAGTGGACATCTTGGCTCTGTTAACGAGTTTGACCATAAGTCACCTTATGCAGGATCAGGAATACCGATTGTGAATGAAGCTAGAGAGAATGTGTTACCTGATGTTACGCTCTGAGAGGCGCTGAGAGAGCCTGTGGCAAGCAAACGAGAATTTACTGTGTCAACTATTGCATAATGTGTTGCAGTGCCTGTGCCGCTTACAGAGCCGTCTGAGATAGCACTTACAACTACCTCTCTTCCTCCACCACTACGATCAGAGGGGGAAGCGATGGAAAGTGACGTAGAATTACCTAAAGTATGCGTACTAGTCGCTTCAGTGTAGGTTGTAGACTCCTGAGAGGTAATATCTATACGATTTGCTTCAGTATCTAATACTGTAAGCCCATTATCAAATACTCTATCTGCTAAACTAGCCATTTTCCGCTACTTTCCTTGGTGGAAGCTCTGCATTAGCTAACAGAGCATTAACTATGTCTTCTTGGTCGCTTAAATCTATGTTTGCACCATTTAGGTTACGTAGGTAAGCGCCTAACTCTCTTAGATCGTGCGGAGCAACGTCTCCTGCACATATCTTAGGCATTAGATCAAAGTTTAGACCATTCATATGCCAAAGAGGTTCTACCAGTTGCTTATTCAGCACATCAAAGATAGAATTTATGTATGACTCCATAGATCGTAAGAATAAATCAGTTTTAGACTTACTTAGAGCATAGGAACCGTTTTGTCCTGCACCTAGCATAAGAAACTCTGCCATGACACTTCTAGCTATGTCATGTTGGTATCTTTGCACAATAGGGTGTATGTCTACATTCCTAGTTCCGTTAGAGGCAATAAGCTCGATATCAACAATGCGCTGATTAGTAGGCTTACCGTCGGCATCCCTATAAACATCAGAAGGAAGTAAAGCGTAGCCCTGCTCGTTAAACTTAAGGTCACGTAATATCTTCTCCATTTGTGCTCGGACAGAAGCTTGGTCGGATGTAGCGTCGGGACTTAGGTATTCTGCAGCGATCCTACCAACAGGTACACCATGTAACTCACGTTCAACTGCCACTGCTTCTATGTTTTGTAGATTCTTAAGATATTGGTAAGAAGAGTATGCATTACGCAGGATAGAACGTCCTGATGGGTCGTTGTTCGTGTTCGTCGTCTTGTAGTGTAGTACCTTGTTAGCCGGGATGTAAATAGACTTAATTCCGTAGTTTTGCTCCTGGCGGACACCCAGGACATCTCCTGTTGTCTTATCCACATCAAACCGCTCAATCGTCCATTGTGCGCGAGATGCAAGCTTGCGTATCCCGATACGACCATCGGTATACTTAGAGTATTTCTTTCCTGCACGGAAGTCTGGTCCACGTCTCCGCTTGTAGACAACCTCAAAGATTGAGAATCCAAAAGTCAAATGAGACAACGCTTCAGAGATGTGGTCATCTAGGGAATGTTCCATATCCTCTAGAATACTCTTAACGAAGTCTGCCTCCTTCTTAGCTTCATCCGTATCATTTGCGGGTTCTACATAGTAGTCAACATCGCGTAAGACTTGTTCTGTAGCATACATGATAGCGCCAATAGTGCTGTCGTTATCACGCATTTCACGGTACTTGCGAATAGCTCGCTTTCCCTTAAGATCAGGTAGGAATTCATCGGCACGTATTGTGCCATCTTTAGTGTTAGAGCCACCTTGCCCTAATTCCACCTTTCCTAATTCTTCCGTTAACTTCTTCATTGATTAGCCTAGGTATATCTCTGACTCAAGACCTTTAGCACTGGCGTAGGCTAGACGAACATTGGGGGTGGATACGCCATTTAGCATAAGGTCGGTTAATGCCCAGACACACGCATCGAGTCTATCAGGAGAGCCTATTGAGCCTAAAGGTTCCCAAGTCCTCATCTGTGTTTCGAGTTCGTCTAAGCCTCTTACGTGTTTTACTTTTTCTTTCTCATATAACGCAGAGATAGGTTCAGCTCTCGCCATTTTACCCCTCGAAGCATGGACCAAACGGATAGGCACTGTTTCATCTTCCGCTTCAAGAGTCCTACGAACCATTTCACCACCTTGGTTACGCTCCGCCACAATGCGGTCAGCTTTGTACTTATGGTAGAGGGAAATAGCTTTTGCAGCCCATTCCGCAGGTGAGTAACGATTTGTTGCATCTTCCAAGACATAGCCAATTCCATTTACATCTATTCCTGCAACTACCAACCCTGTCATATCACTTTCTGCGTTAGAAGTAATGGCAGGGTCTAAGGAAACTACAATCCTATTGAGTTGAGGAACATCTTTGGGGTCAACTTCACAGGCATCAAGCATCTGGGTAGACCAGAGAGCGCCATCAGCCTCCTCAAGCATTTCTGCGTATAATTCCTGTCGGCCTAGTCGAGTTCCTTCGTATTCTTTCCTGATACCCTCTAAGAAGGGTGCAGCTAGATTCTGAGCGTTATCGAAGGTAGATCCATGTGTGATATAACTTCTATCGCTATTGAGCAGGTGTCTCATCAGTTTTGTCGGTTTGGGTGTGGTAGTAACCATCACTTGAGGATGTTTACCAAGACGAAGAGTAAACTGTAGCATATCCCATACATCTTGTTGGTTACGCCATGCTGCAACTTCGTCTGCCCATGCCGCGTGGAACTGAGGTCCACGTAAACGCTCTGGGTCTTCGGCTGAGAAAAACTCTGCTTTTGCTCCGTTAGACCACGAGATTGTGTTATTCGTCGGACTCCATACTGGGTAGCCCATCTTAGCGCCACGGTAGGTCTTGTCGTGTTCCCAACATACATTAAGGAGACCTGACTCCCCTTCTACCATAACCCTACGAATATCACCTTTAGTAGGAGCTACACAAGCAATACGCTTAAAACCTTGCTTTATCTTGTGTCTAACCCACTCAGCACCTGATCGGGTCTTACCTGCTCCTCGTCCTGCATTGAATACCCAATAGTCCCAATCTCCTTCTGGTTCTAGCTGATCGTCTCTAGCCCAGAAAGGCCATGTGTACTTCAGCTCTTCTACCTGCTTAGGTCCTA